CTACTACTTTAGCAGGTTCCTTAAGCATCTCAGACATCCTGAAGGCATTAACCAGCTTGTCGTCATTAGGCTTGCTTAGTGGCGGTGGAGGCGGAGGTGGCGGAACTGCTGTTACACCGATGGCTCCTACGACTCCTGTACCTGTAGGCAACGCTGACTACTACAAAGCAATCCAACAGTATTACAACACTTACATGCCTCAAACTCCTAGAGATGTGGCTACTCCCTTGCAACAATGGTATGAAGGTAAATTCGGAGGTTAAATGGCAACACTGATTACAAAGAATAGTAGCACCGCTGCTGCTGTACCGGGCACTGGTGATCTTGTTCAGGGTGAACTGGCTGTTAACGTAACTGATAAGAAACTATACACCAAAGACTCTGGTGGTGCTGTTGTAAAGGTTGTTGGTAGCCTTGGTAATCAGGAGGCTAACGCTGTTGCTATTACTGGCGGCACTATCAGCGGTGTTGCTGGTCTTGTCGCTACTGACTATCAAGAGTTCATTTCTTCTGGTACTTGGACTAAACCTTCTAATGTAAACTTTGTTTATGTTGAAGCTATTGGCGGAGGCGGCTCTGGACGAAGAGACGCTTCAGGAACTATAGCCGGAGGTGGTGGCGGGGGTCTTTTTGTTTCTGGTCTTTTTAGGGCTTCTGATATTGGAACTACTGTGACTGTTACAGTAGGTACTGGAGGAGCTTCAAGGACAGGTTCAAATCAAGATGGAGCTATTGGAGGAAATTCAACTTTTGGTAGCCATATTACAGCTTATGGCGGCGGAGCTGGTAATTCTACAGGCACAACTGGAAAAGCAGGAAATCTTTTAGGAGCTTTTCAAGGAGTTCCTCCAGAAATGTCAGGATACTATGGTGGTCAAGGCTCTTGGAATACAGGCCATGCCGGAGGTGACACCATTTATGGCGGTGCCGGTGGAGGATGTTCTGAAGCATCAGGTCTTACATTTAGTAACGGAGGAACTTCGTTGTATGGAGGCGCTGGTGGAAACGGATCGGCTGCAACAGCAACTGCTGGCGCTGTACCGGGTGGTGGAGGTGGCGGCGGTGGTCTTACTTCAGGAGCCGGTGGTAACGGTCGTATCCGTGTCTGGACTTGGTAACGACACAAAGGAATAAAGATGTCTTCTACTTACTTACAACTTGTTAACAATGTACTTGTAAGGCTTAGGGAAAACGAAGTGTCTAATGTTTCTGACACTCCTTATAGTAGTCTTATCGGTATTTTAGTCAATGACGCTAAACGAGAAGTTGAAGACGCACATGACTGGAATTGCCTGTCTGAGACTATTATCATCCCTACAGTCGCAGGAGTAAGTTCATACACTTTAACAGGCTCAGGACAACGATTCACCACTGGCGATGTTCTTAACGACACCAGTGACTATGCTCTTGATCAGGCTCCTAGGGCATGGATGAATCGTCAGTTCTACATCAGCCCTACGATGAGCAAAGCACCTGAGTACTATGTGTACGATGGTGTCTCTGGTGACGATACTGTTGTCAAGGTTTGGCCTATTCCAGACAATGTGTATAGTCTTCGCTTTGAACTCAAAGTACCTCAAGTAGACTTGTCTGCCAATGCAGATGTCCTTAAAGTTCCTGCTCACCTGATTGTACTCTTAGCACACGCTAAGGCAATCTCAGAGCGTGGTGAAGACTCAGGACAACCTTTTGCGGAACTCTATCAGCAGTATCGTCTTGCTCTGGCTGATGCTATTGCATTGGAGCGTAACAGGTACAATGAGGATGTTGTCTGGACGGACATCTAATGGCTGCAAAACTATTAACTAATACCGTAGCGGCTCCTGGCTTTCAAGGCCTGAACACACAAGAGAGTTCAGTGACCTTAGAGTCAGGCTTTGCAACCATTGCTGAGAACTGTGTAATTGATAAGTTTGGTCGTATTGGTGCTCGTAAAGGATGGCTACCTAAGCACTCTACGCTGGCTGCTTTAGGGTCTGGTGATGTCAAGAGCATCGGACAGTTAATCACTGAAGATGGCACTACATACACTGTAGCAGCAGGCAATAACAAGCTGTTTAAGCTCGTTGGTTCTACGTTGACTGAACTGACCTACGGTGGCGGTGGTGTTGCACCCACGATCACTGACAGCCACTGGCAGATGTGTTCCTTGAACAACATTCTGTATCTGTATCAGTCTGGACATGATCCTCTGATCTTTGATCCTGCTGTGTCTGCTGTGACGTACCGTAGGGTGTCTGAGAAGTCTGGATACTTAGGAACTGTACAGTCTGCTGACAGCGTAATCAGTGCCTATGGTCGTACATGGTCAGCAGCAACGTCTACTGACAAGTCTCTGATTCAATTCTCTGATCTTCTGCTTGGCTATGTGCTCACTACAGGTTCTAGCGGTACTCTGGACATTACACAGATCTGGCCTCATGGATCTGATGAAATCACTGCTTTAGCAGCCCATAACGGATTCCTGATTGTCTTTGGTAAGCGTCAGATCCTGATCTACAGAGACCCTCAAGATCCTGCTGCAATGAGTCTTCAGGATGCTATCACAGGTGTTGGCTGTATTGCTAGGGATTCAGTAGTCAACACCGGCATTGATGTCATCTTCTTGTCGGACACTGGTGTACGCTCTCTGATGCGAGTCATTCAAGAGAAGTCAGCACCAATGCGTGACTTGAGTTCTAACATCCGTGATGACTTAGTAAGTACTATTGCTGGTGCTACTGCTACGAATATTAAAGCAGCATACTCTGAAAAAGAAGCATTCTATTTGTTATCTTTTACTGATTCGTCCTTGACATATTGCTTTGATATGCGTACAATGCTCCAGAACGGAGCAGCTAGAACGACATCATGGACACTGACTCCTAAGTCCTTCTGCTATACAAAAGATAAAGAATTGCTGATGGGTTTTGCTGGATACATCGGGTATCATACAGGATACTTAGATAATACCAGTACCTACAACATGCGATACTTCACTAACTACTTTGACTTCGGTGCTCCCACTGTTGTCAAGATCCTTAAGAAAGTCGGTGTTGTTGTCGTTGGCGGTGAAGGTTATTCCATGTCTCTGAACATTGGCTATGACTTCACAGATAACTATACCTATCGTTCCTTCTCAATTCCTGCTGGTGTGCCTTCTGAGTATGGTGTTGCAGAGTATGGCATTGCTGAGTTCACTCCTTCAACCCTCAATAACATCTCTGTTAATGTTGGTGGTCAAGGTAAAGTTGTTCAGCTAGGATTAGAGACTGTAGTAAATACCAATGCAATTTCAATCCAAAAACTAGACATATATGTTAAGACAGGAAAGACAGCATGAGTAATTACACGAAGACGACTAACTTTGCAGTGAAGGATTCCTTAGCTACGGGAAATCCTTCTAAGAAGGTTAAGGGAACTGAAATTGATGCTGAGTTTGTAGCCATTGCTTCTGCGATCTCTTCAAAGGCAGATGCTAACAACTCTTCGCTCACTGGTACTACTTCTGTAGTTGATATTTCAGTATCTGGAACCTACACAGGCACTATTAACGGAGGAACCTACTAATGGCTGGCCTTGGCGATCTCTTAGGACTGTTTGGTTCTATCTATTCCTCTAACAAAGCTGCTGATGCTGCTCAGGCAGCAGGACAGCAAGCTGCTCAAGCCTCTCAGTTCAGGCCTGTAGGTGTCACCACTCGATTTGGTCGTAGTGGTTTCAACTATGGTCCTGGTGGTGAACTCATCGGTGCTGGCTACCAAGCTGCTCCTGATGTGGCAGCAATGCGTGAGTCGCTGCTGGGCATCGGTGGTGGTGCTCTACAGCAAGCACAGCAGGCTCAAGGGTTCTTCCCGCAGGTTCAGACAGGCGCTCAAGGCTTGTTCAACCTGGGTAACCAGTATGTCGCTCAAACTCCTCAAGCAGCCGCTGCTGACTGGATGAGCAAGCAACAGGCTGTATTGGCCCCTCAGCGTGAGCAACAGCTTGCTGGTGTGCGTAATCGCCTATTCCAGACAGGCCGCAGTGGTCTTGCCACTGGCGCTACTGCTGCTGGGGATAGGGCTGCTACGAACCCTGAGATGGCTGCTTATTACAACGCTCTTGCACAGCAGGATGCTCAGTTGGCTGCCCAGGCTCAACAGCAAGGTATGGAGCAGACTCGCTTCGGTCAGGGACTTATGTCTGGTGCCCTGGGCTTGCAAGGCGCTGGCTACAACCTCCAGAACCAAGCGTTGGCTCCGTTCACTAATGCCTTCAATGCTGCTAACACTGTTGAACAGCAGGCTCTTCAACCATTGACGCTGGGGGCTGGTTTAGGCTCTTCTGCAAGTGCTGCTGCTATGCAAGGCGCTAGGTTAAACATGGCAGGCCAAACAGAAGCTGCTGATATTAACGCTGCTGCACGTAACAACGCTATCCGACAACTGTCCGACCCTGTTGCGCAGTTGATTGGTAAGTTATTCGGAGGACCCTAATGGCTACTGCTGATATGATGACACAACTGGCTACCTTGGTTCAAGGCGGCATGCCTCCTGAGCAGGCTATTCAGTACCTCCGTGACGCACAGGCTCAGCAATTTGCTAAGATGCCTGTAAAAGAACAGCTAGCATCCAATATTGGTATGTATGCTGGTCGAGTAGGTCAAGGTCTTCTGAGGGCCGCTGGTGTTGAAGACCCTATGCTGGCTCAGGCTTCTAAGATGCGTGATCTGGCTACTCAGTTTGATACCAGCACTGCTGATGGCATGATGCAGTATGCTAAGGCCTTGCAGAGTGTGAACCCTGCATTGGCTCAGCAGGCTGCCATGAAGGCTCGGGAGATGGCTGTTGAAGAGTCTAAGCTGACTACTGAGAAGGCTCGTCAGGGACAGATTGCTGCTCAAGAGAAACGCGCACTTGCTGAAGTAGCAGAGAAAAAGAGTAAAGAAACTGCCGCTGAAGCTGCTGCTAGGTCTCGCGCTAAAGCACTGCTTAAGAAGTTTCCTGAAATGTCTGAGGAAGAAGCAAGTGCATTGTCTGATGATCCAAAGGTCGTTACTGATCTTCTTAAGGTTCCTAAAAAAGAAGCAATCAAGACAGATGTGATTACTGCTAATGGTCGTAAACTCCTTATTAATAAAGACACCGGAGAGACGATTAAGGATCTTGGTGTAGCCGGTAAGACTCTTGAAGAGTCTCTTGGTGCTGGTCTGAGTGTTATTGGTAACGCTATTGCCAAGAAACAAGCTGAGGCGACAGGCGCGGAAGGTGGTAAGGCAGTGGGTAAAGACATTGCTCAGATCCAAGGCAAGGAAGATGCCTTAACCGCTGTTCGTAGTGCTCTTGATTTAGTTAAGTCTGGTATCTATTCTGGCGGCTATGGTCCCATGCAGGAAGCCGTTGCAAAGTATACTCCGATTGGTTCTAAAGCTCGCTTGCAGAACACTGAACAGTTCAGAGCCTCTATCGGTGAAGTGGTTATTCCACGCTTGCAAGAGTTTGGTGGTAACGACTCTAACGAAGAACTTAAGTACCTTCGTTCAATCGTTGGTGGAGAAACTACGTTTGAGCGAGCAACACTTCAGCGTGTTCTTGAAAGCGCTGAGCGTAAGATTCAGCGTGGTATCGAGCGCGTACAAAAACAGCAAGCTGCTGTTGAACAAGGCAAGCCGCTTCCTACAAGTGTTAGTGGCGCCCGTACTGTAAATTGGGCCGATCTCCCTAAAGGAACTCAATAATGGATGTAACCCTTCCAAATGGTGTCGTTATTCGGGGTGTTCCTGATAATGCGACCAAAGAGCAAATTAAGCAAAAAGCAATCGCAAACGGGCTTGCTAAAGAGGAAGACTTTCCTTCTGCGCCGAAGGCTCAGGAAGGGGCTATCCAATCTGGCTTTTTGATGGGTTTAAAAGACCCTATCACTGCCGGTGCTCAGATGTTGCCTAGGGGCTTAGAGTTCCTTACCTCTGCGGGTGGAATGGCTCCTAACGTGGTTAGTCAATTCTTTGGTCGTGAAGCCTCCCGTGTAGACGAGATGGCTAAAGCAGAAGAAGCAGCTTACCAAGAGGCCAGGAAGGCTCGTGGAGACGAAGGCTTTGATCTTTCTCGCTTGGGTGGTAATGTCTTAAACCCTGCAAACATCGCTGTCGGTTTAAGGGCCGGTAGGCTTCTTGGAGGAGCTACTAAAACAGGCCAAGCTGTTGCTGGAGGCGCTGCTACTGGTGTTTTACAACCAGCTTTGTCTGAAGACGGATTTGCTGAAGAAAAAGCTGGACAGGCTGCTGGAGGGGCTGTTGGTGGTGCTCTGGGCTCAGCAGCTACGATGGTTCTTAGCAAGGTTGCTAACCCGCTAATCAGTAAAGCCGAAAAAACCATGAAGGAACTTGGTGTCCAGTTAACTCCGGGACAAATCCTTGGTGGTCAATTTAAGGATGTAGAGCGCTTTGCTGAGGTCGTCCCTCTTGTGGGTTCCTATATTAGCAATGCTAAAGAAAGAGCAATTTTTCAATTCAACAAAGGCGTGATCAATAAAGCGTTGGGTAAAGTGGATGAAAAACTGCCTGCTGATGTAATTGGCCGAGATGCAGTACAAGAAGCAAATAAGATTATCGACACTAAGTATGATGAAGTGTTGTCTCGTGTTAGCTTTCGAATGGATCCTAAAGCATACAACGATGGTATCTATGCGATCAACAAAGCTGGCTTGAATCCCTCGCAAAAAACAGTTGTAGTAGAAAAGTTAGATTCTATTGTATTAGAAAACTTCAGAACTTCTGCTAAGGTAGATGGTCAAGTTTACAAGGGAATTGAATCAGATCTTCGAAAAGAAGCAATGAAGTTTAAGAACAGCAACAGTGCTGCTGAACAAGATATTGGAGAAGCCCTGTTTGATGTCTTAGAATCTTTGAAGAAGAATCTGAGGCGTCAGAATCCTTCACAGACATCTGCTTTGCGTAGAGTTGATAATGCTTATGGTGACATTGCCGTTATGAAGACTGCTGCTGCTAACTCAGGGGCAGCTAATGGCGTATTCACACCGAAGCAGTATTCTACAGCAGTACGCCAACGGGATAGTAGTCGTAATAAAACTGCTTTTGCTGCCGGTAGTGCCCGTGGGCAGGATGTTTCTGACGCTGCTGTGGAGAAGCTCGGAGACGAGATGACACAGTATCAGACAGGCAGGCAAGTGGCTCAAGGTCTTGGATTAGGTGCTGCGCTCTCTGGCGGTACTGCTACTATGGCTGCTGGTTTTGCTGCTCCTGCTCTGTATTCTGAAGGTGGGTTAAAAGTAATGCAAGCCTTGCTGCGCGAGAGGCCGGCGGTAGTTAGAGAAATCGGTAAGTTCTTTGAAAAGAGAGCAACTAAAGAAGGCTCCATTACCGGTGCTCAGGTCATGGCTGAGTATAACCGCTTAACTAAGACATCCGAGGAACAATAATGGACTTCTTTTCAGGAGGTATTCTAGGCAGTCTCTTAGGTGGCTTGTTTCGTCTAGCTCCTGAGATCCTGAAGTTCTTTGATCGTAAAGATGAAAGACTGCATGAACTAAAGATGTTCACCTTGCAGACTGACCTAGAGAAGATTCGTGGTGAGTTCAGGATCGAAGAGCGCTATGTAGAGCACGGTTCTGCACAGCTAGAAGCCATCAGTGAAGCATTCAAGCAACAAGGTGAAGCAGACAAGAAAGCCTGGAAGTGGGTTGCTAGTTTGTCTGCCCTTGTGAGGCCCGGAGTCACTTACATTCTCTTTGGGATGTACGTTACATATAAGATCATCATGATCACCTATGCTCTGGACTCTGGTGCTCCTTGGAAAGATGCACTGGTGTCTCTCTGGACTGCTGACGACTTTGGGATGTTGAACATGATCCTTACTTTCTGGTTTGTGAGTAGGACCATAGAGAAGTATCGTGGAAGCAATTAAGATTGCTAGGGAAGCTCTTGTGAAGCCCTTTGAGGGTTATCACAAGAGACTACCTGATGGAGGCTGTAAGGCCTATCCTGATCCTGGCACTGGAGGACACCCCTGGACCATCGGTTATGGCTCTACAGGGCCTGGGATCACTCCAGAGACTGTTTGGACACATCAGCAGGCTGAAGAGGCCCTAGACGAGCATCTAGAGCACTTCAACAAGGGTCTGCTGAAGCTGTCACCGAAGGTAGTCAACTATCCTAACAGACAAGCTGCTCTGATCTCCTTCTGCTACAACTGCGGCTTAAGGAACTATCAGATCAGTACCCTGCGTAAGATGGTTAATGAAGAACGATGGGATGAGGCCGCTACGGAGATCCTGAAGTGGAACAAGGCTGCGGGTAGAGTCCTAAGAGGACTGACTATCAGACGACAAGCCGAAGCAATGCTATTGAAATAGGAGGCACTATGCCATTGAAGAAGGGTTCTAGTGATAAGACTGTCTCTGCCAATATCCGCAAGATGGTCAAAGAAGGTAAACCACAGCAACAGGCAGTAGCGATTGCTTTGTCTGAAGCTGGTAAGGCAAAGCCTAAGAAGAAAAAGTAAGTACAAACAAGAAAGCCCCTGTCAAGGAACCTTAAAGGAACCTTGCAGGGGCTTTTTTATTATCTATTCATTTTCTATTCATGAACACTGGTCTTCAAACTTAGTCTTGGCAATAATATAGTCCTTGACTAAGCTACTACGAACAATGTCATCAGTGGTGAACTCAAACCTACTGAACTGCTTCATGGTGTCACAAATTGACAGGAACTTAGGGAGTCCAGATTTGTCATCCTTCTTCCGTAAGTCTGTCTGCCTAACGTCACCACAGAATATAATCTTACTGGTGTGACCAACACGAGTAATGATTGTGTCCAGTTCCTCAAAGTTCATGTTCTGAAACTCATCAACTAACAAGATACTGTTTGTGAATGTGGTCCCCCGAATGAACGATGTGGACAGGAACTCAGCATGCCCTTGCTCACAGAGTCGATCCCAAGCATCCTTACGACTGAACAAGTCTGATGCAATCTGACGGTAAGGCTGAATGTATACCTCCATCTTGTCATCAGCATTGCCCGGTAGATGCCCCATGTCACGGCCTTGTACGGAGCTACGAATCACTACAACCTTGTCATAGGGGTTGCTACGATCCATAACCTCCTCCAAGGCCTTGTAGAGGGCTATGTAGGACTTCCCGGTGCCTGCTACACCGTGGAGACACATGAAGTAATCTCCCTTGTTGTAGGCATCGAAGAAGTCCTGCTGTTTAGCAGTCTTAGGCTGAATCGTACTCATGTGATCCAGCTTAAGTTTCAGACCTTGTGCTGGCTTTACAGGCGTGTCGTCTTCTAGTTTTTTTCGTGTTACCATGAATCTCCTAAATTCTTAGCGACAGAAATACACCATTTGATGAATTCGTCGTTAGGAATATCCCGTTTCATTAGATTTAATCGTTTGTGTACAATTTGAATGTTGTCTTTTGTATAGCCTAAAGAACTATCTATACGGTCAACAGACGCTTCCTTACCAAAGCTAATTTGTAGGCCTGAAAAAGCACATACTTTATTTTGTGCTTCATAAGTCTCCTGAATATCCTCTAAAGTTATTTCAAAGGATAAACCACGTTGAACAGCACCGTTACGAAGTCTGCTTAGCACTTTTCCAGGCACATCTTTATAACCAGACCAAGCAGGGTTGTTGTGCCCTGCTTTAGTACCAGTACGTGCTTTATTATTAGCGATGGTTCGGCAAGAAAAGCAAATTGTCTGCTTTTGTAAAGCATTTGTTAATGCTCTTTTAGCTTTAAATTCACGATTCTTGCCGCATGAAGGACAGACTAATTCAAATTTCGCATCCCGCCGCTGTACATGCAAGGATTTGAGTTCCTTCGACATTATCCTCACCTTCTTTAAAATTTTCCCACTGAATGCCAGGAGGCATTGTAGACATTAGTTTTTCGTATTGTTCTTCTGTAATTGATTCATAAGGTGCTTGGCGGTACGTGCCCAAGTCCATAGGCAGGAAGCTCACACCAGTGATCTCATCAAAGTTATCCCACACCCATGCACCCACTGTAGGCCACTCCTCTTCCTTGACACTGATGGTCACAGAAGGCTTATGCTCACAGTAGTGACGTTGGTACAGTAACCACAGACGCAGATGCTTAATAGCATCCAAGTCTTCCCGCAGCAATGCGCCTGGAGCAACCTTTACAGGGAAGCTGAAGACGGTGGTGCTGTCAGGCTTGTAGAAGTCTGCTTCAGCAGGGAATCCTTGAGACTTCAGGAAGTCAGTAAGAGGGTCTTTGTTATCAGAACGGACACGGCGGATGTAAAAAGCACTATGCTGAGGATGGATACCGCTAGCAGTTCCCGCAAGCTGAGAAACCGTCCCCTCCGGCTTGATGGCGGTGATAGCCACAGAACGATTGATACCAATAGCATCAGCGTACTCAGCGTTAGTATCAATAGCAACACTACGAAGTTCCTCCAGTAGAGCAGGCAATGCTGCATTATCAGGATCATTGAGCAAAGGATTGTCAAGGATACCCGTCATCGACACACCAAGCAATCGTTCCTCTTCAGTGTTTGTCTGCCAGATCTTCCGAAGATACGGGAAGCTAGTCATCGTCGACTGAAAAGTTCCAAGGATAGTAGCCATAGCAATCTTATTCCTAAGAGACTCCACAGTATCGTCGCTACGAACAATGACAGAAGAAAGATTACAGAACTGATAAGGACGCAAGATAATTTCTGAACAAGGGTTAGTGCCCCACTCTTGATCTTCTTCCCGACGACCATTCTTAGCTGCCTGTAGTTTACTTGCGTATCGATTAAAGATTCCTCGTTCACCTGAATGTGACTCATAAATGCTAGTCCACTCACGCATGAACTGACCCACCGTAGGACGACTGTCGTAAACAGCAGAGTTGTTAGCCAGTGCTCGTTGTCCGTTACCGTCCCACCAGTTACCTGCCTTAGCGTGAGCCATACGATCATCACTGAGGTCAGATAGAGAGATCATCGCAGACCTACGGACTCCTCCCACAACCACAACTTCTCCAACCTTGCAGAGAATGTCGTGAGCCTCAAGACTGTTAAGTTTACGACCAGCCGCGCCTTTGAACTTGGTGACCACGTACTTAAAGAGTTCAACAAGTGGCTCAGGTCCTGACGCTCTGCCACCAAAAGTCTTGAGTCGAGCACCAGCCGGACGGACCCCAGAGACATCCCACTTTGGAATCTCTCCAGCGTATAGCAAGGCAATAACCTGTCGTAGCGCCTTAGCCCATCCTTCCTTGGAGTCCTTAACAACAATAGTAGACTCAGACTCATAGAGCTTACAAGGGATCTCAGGCAGTTTGTTGACATACTTCTGTTCCACGCTGAAGCCCACACCGGTGCCACACAGCAAGATATACATAGCCTCATCAAAGGCCTTAGGATCATCGATGGGCAGGTAGGAGCAGTTATAGCCTGCTACGTTCTGTCGCTCCAGTGCATCACCACTGGTCATGATTGAGCGCATGCTTGGAACAACTTCGAGGTTAGTTACAGCCTCTTGCAGTCGCTCACGCAGCCCTACAGGCATCTCATAGTTGTGTTTCTTGAGCAAGTGTCCTGACATGAAGTCAAAGTACCGATTCACTGTCTCAGGCCAGTGTTCACGACGACCCTTGTCGTCAAGGAATCGAGAATACCTGCTTTTTGCGATGTACTCGTTATAGCCGTTCATCTTAAATGTCATAGTTCTTCCTGTAGTTGTTCTACTTGGTCTTCAATAATGTCTGAGAATCGTTCTACGATGTCGTCACTCTTAATGTCTAAGAGTTCTAAAAGCGTAACTTCGTCAAGTCTCTTCAGACATTCCTTAATCTCTTCAAACGTTAGCGGGTTGCTCAAGTTTGCTAATCTCCCTGTCCAGATACCAGCGAGCCTTCTTCAGGTCTTCCAGTTTGTTGTTCTTGTGTTCTGCTCGTGCCACATACTTGACTACATTAGCAAGCCTGAAGTTCAACTGCCAAGCCTCAATGGCATCAATCACTTCAATGCTGCCTTGTGTGTAGTGCTTAGGATGATCTACGTTGTCCTGCACCGTTACCGACACAGGAGCTTTATCAAAGACACTCTTAGCAACAAACTTGCTGCTCCATGAACAGAGTTCACATGGTCGTTCACTGTTACTGAACTTCTCGTAGAAGCATTCCTTACAAGTGGTAAACTTAGTTCCCATACGTCATTCGTGCCTTATATGATTCAGGAAACAATTCCTCAACAATCTTAGAGATTTGCTGTGCAACTGTACGTGTTTCCTTTTGTGTGTCCGGTTTCAAGCGTAGCGTCAGCATGTCACAGAAGGCACCCAGTGTACCACTCCAGATCCATTCTGTCATGGTGTTCTGAGGAAGAGCCATCCGTGCCTGCTCTGGGCATGCTCCGATACGAATAAGGTAGTTGTACTGTACCAGTGCATCAGAGATTAGCACATCCAACCCATTCAGTTTCTCTTCTTCCACCAGTTCATCACTGCTACCTTGCTTGACACTCTCTGCCCGCTTACGGATTGGAGGCATGTAGAACTCTGGTTCAGCATCAACGTAGCGCCTACTAACTTCATTCCAAGGCATAAACTTGTGCTTCACTAACTGACGAGCAACAAAGATCGGAGCCTTTACACGGAAACTCATAAAGGCATGATTGAATGGACTGAGGTGCTTATGCTTTGCAAGATAGTTCAGCAGCTTCTTGTCCTTCTCAGGGAAGACAGGCCAGCCATCGTCGTTAAGCTCCATTGCACTTTCTTTGTTGAAAGAAACACGGGCAGCATTGACAATGGTCGTATCCGTACCGCAGAAAGTAATCAGTTCTACTTTAATGTCAGCCGTTTGCATACTTCCTCCGGAGGTAATCAATACTAAGTGTCATTTCGTCAAAGCATCCATCTTCGACTTCGTTGAGTACGATGAGTCCTCGCCAGTGCCGATTGCTTAGTTGGTCAAGATACGACTCATCATGAAGATAGAAACTACCAGCAATAATCCCGCATATAGGCTTCCCATCAGCGCGTTTACCATATGCAAGTTGCTTTCCTTGTTGGTGTCCAGCCACACATGACATATGTAGCTTACTGATAAGAGCAGCAGCGCTACTAGCAGGCCTGCCCATGGCCCCCACAGGGAAGTAATGATTGAACCCAACACCATTGATGAAAACGGGGTGTAAAAACTCATGTACGTTCCAATCTTTTTCGTAGCCCAAGTCCTGTGTACTAATAAGTCCTTCAAGCATTGGGTTGTTGTTAATGGCTCGATTGATGCGGTTGCAGTGGTTACCTAAGAGCATAACCATCTTGGGATTGTATTGTTTTTCTTTATTACGTTTCAGCCTCCTTTGCTCATCTTTTAGCGGTTTCAACAGCATATCCATAGCCTGTCGCACCACTTCAATATCCTTCTTGTAGCGGAGCCCCTCGAAGTACTTACTGCCCTTGGTGTCGTGTGTCGAAAGGCTGGGCATGTCCGCAAAATCCCCCAGATTCACTACGACATCCGGGCGGTAATCCACAATAGCTTTTCCTGCCCACGTTAAATGATCAAGCGGAACACCCTCGCGTACTTGGCAGTCTGGGATCACCAAGATGCGAATAGGTTTATTGAAATTGTACTGCATGACGGTTAATTGCTCCGCGTTGAGAGTTTACAGAATGGTCCACCCATTCCATGTTGTCTAATATGTAACCCAAAGAACTATCTTTTCTATCTACAGTGGGGGCCGTCTTTTGCTGGTACCCTCCTCGGACGTAGCGCTCCCAAAGAACAATAAACATCGGAGAGCACCGCGCCCACTCATAGAAATCCTCCTTGGCGAGTATCTCCTTACCTACATACAAGTGGGCCTTCTTCTTTTGAATTCCCACGATTCTACTCCGCATGTTCCGGTACATCCTCATCAGATACCCTGACTTGGTTTTCTCATATTTTTTAGTATCCGCGTTCTTAGTTTTCTTACGCCGCTCACGTTGATATTTTAGCCTCTCTTCTGGAGTCATTCAGTCAATCCCGGGTTGAAATTCTCGTTATCGTACTCGTCGTACTTGTCGTCATCATCAAATTCTACGAAGTCTTCTTCGTCTGGAGTAGGGTCATCTTCAAAGACCCCTCCTCGCCAGTACTCACAAACGTCCAACACTGGAGAATACCGCACCCGGATTTGGTCCTTGATGTTGTATCCATACACAGTCTCCAGGAAGTCCACAAAGCGGTCCAGAACCTCCGTCCAAGGCTGGAAACCACTGTCAGGAGCCTCCAAGGTCATCTTGACTTTGCTACGGTCCTCGGAGGTGTGGCTAAAGGTAAAAGCATCATTGTTAGCGGTCATCGCCTGATCCTTTAATAGTATTACGTTGCTTACGAGACTCTAGCTTCTCAATGTTCTTGTCAGCAATCTCTGACAACGACAATCCATGATACATAGCAATCCCTGAGACAAACCACAGAATGTCTCCTAGTTCCTTTGGCAGAGCCATGTAGTCTAAATTAGTACGATCACGCAAGCACTTAGCAAAGAGACTTTGTAGCTCACCTACTTCACCAGCAAGGCCAGGAAGCAGGTACTGGCTTGTCTTTGCTGTCGGCAGCGCATAGCTCCATGCCTGCTTTTGATATTCATCGAATGTCATTAAAGACGTTCTCCCCAAGTTTGATAGCATTCTTGATGGCCTCTTTGATAGCCCAATCAAGCAACAACTTAACTTCTTCGTTAGTCAACTCAAAGTGCAGAGTAGCAGAACCGTCCTCGTGTTCATAAACGTCATTTACTTGCATCGCTTATTACCTTAAAGAAATAATCAGCATCGACAACAACAAGAGGCTTACACTGATTCTGCTTAATGACCACAACAGGCTCTTTATTACCGTGTACAGATGCCTGTTTGTAGAATTCATATACAGCTATCTTTGCGTAACTCTTGCATTCTATCTGAATTGGATAAACCTTACGTGCAGCAGGGGATAACTTAACGTCTTCCCCAGGTGCTCCCATGCTGGTACTGACAACATCGTCAGGTTCTAGCTTAGGAGCATGTTCTAGTAGCTTCTTAGCCACCCACTGCTGTAGGAGCCTACCCTTATTCTTCGCACTGCTCGGGCTCATGGAATGTATTCATAAACTGATGAAGGAAGTTACCGAAGGAGTCTACAAAGACCTCATCGTGATCATTCCTGCCCATAGTGTATAGGATAGCATGGACGAGCTCATGGTAGAAAGTAGACTCCTTAGCTTGCACTGGCATGTTCCTGCTGATACGTAGCATAGCCTGAGCAGGCTCACAGTTTCCCATCTCCGTCAGGTGATCTACTTCGTAGACATCCCAGACTGTTCCTGCGAGCATGAAGGAGGACACCAGCTCTCCATCACGCTTCTCCTTAGCCACAGGAGATTCCCGTTCTCCAGAATCCTTGTAGATTTTATACCGTTGTCGGCGTACACTTTGCATATGACCTCATACATTTCTTGCTCAGTCTTGCAGTCCATGAGCAGTTTGTTTGCCTTAACAGGACCTACTCCTTTAACACCAACAATGTTATCGGTGCGATCCCCTGTTAACATCTGTTTGTAAAAGTTCTTCAGTCCGTCAAAGGCACTGATGTAGTATTTCTCGTCCTTCACAGGGTTGTAATGCCAGCCTTCAAGTTGATCGAGATCTTTGTCTTGACCAACTATCCAGCACTGATTTAGTCTTTTCGTAGACTCAATCGCCACAACATCGTCAGCCTCTTCGTCCACAGAAATTGCTGCACCGTGTCGTTTAACTAGGTGGTCCCTCAGAGCCTGATAATGTACAGGCTTCGCTAGGTTCACTCGGTTACCCTTGTACGGCGCGGTAACTGCAATGTTGTTCCTAAAGTTTGTCTTCCCTGTTATGTGGCACTCGTAATCGTCTACTTTCAAATTAATGAAAAGGAAATTTTCGAGCCACTCAGTGAGACGAGCCTTGGCGGCGGCTTCCGGCGCGTCTGCTGTGGCGAACCCAATTTTGTAGACTAAAAAATCAGAGTCAACTATAGCATAGTTCGGATATGCATTTTGCTTTAGCCCGCTCGTATGCATTTTTAGCCTCCTCTTCCGTATTGAAAGAACCTTGATGTACTTGCTTTCCTGCGATATATATGCGGGCAACGTACTTATTGTGGTTCTTCCCGTACCCCTTCCGCTTAGAAGTATTGTAATTGTTCAGAGTTCTACTCACTTCCCGCAGGTTCTCAATACGGTTGTCGGTCCTGTCTTGATTTATATGATCAATATCTAGACTCGGAAAGACACCATAAGTATACAACCACGCTAGGTGGTGGGACCTATACAGTTTGTCACGCAGCCGTATAAAGTGATAGCCATGTGTTTTACAAATACCGCCCGCTTTTCCCCCTTGTTTGGCCCTGCTTCCCAGTGTTTTATTCCAAGTAAAAAAGCCTGTGAGGGGGTCGTAACTGAGGAGCTTTTTAAGCTCCTCAGCAGTCAGATCATCACAGGATGTCGTCATTCTCTTCCGCTACGCTGCCTTCAGGGTCGTACACCTTGAGTTCAGTCACAATCAACTTACGAATCGATGGAGAAGCCCCGAACTTAGACGACATCTTATGACGATAGGAAGACACCAGAGCCACAACCTTGGTGCCGTTACCGATCTTCGCAATGTCAACCTTGTTACCATCTTCGTCCACAGGCTCAAAGACATACTTGGACTTGCCTACGATGTAGCGTCCCATAGGATCCCGGTCTTTAATCTTGATGCCTAGTTGGCTCTCCAGGGCCTCTACAGCAGCCTTGCTGAGGCCACCCAGGCAGCACTCATACTTTTCGTTTTCGCTGTCGAACTTGGTGTTGAAGGTGTTCATGAACGAAGCCCAAAACAGTTCACCAGAAACTTTGATAGGCTTGATAACATCACTCATTGTTTATTCCTCTTTCGATTAAATTGGTGGGCGATGAGAGACTCGAACTCTCAAGCATTACGCGCTGGGGATTAAGGCCAGTGTGTTTACCAGTTTCACCAATCGCCCTTGCGTCTTTTACGACTGCATGAATGCTATTGTAGCACTCTTTCTTTACCGTTGTCAACCCCATAGGCAGCAAAATGTATAGCCTGTAGTGCTTTATACAACATTGCCCCGATGTATTCAATATCCAAGTCTTCTGATGCCTGAACCCGGAGTTCATCATCAATGACTTGAAGCACTACCATGCGCTCAATGGGTTCATTTTCAGTGCGTTCCATCCCAATCCTTTGCTACTTTGTACTCTGCATCCACCGGACAACGAAAGCCGAGTTCTTCTCCGGCTTTACGTGCGGCTTCAACAACGATCTTACCAACAATATCGGCATGTTCTGGCCGAGTCTCAAATTGTAACTCATCGTGCGACCAGAGGACTTGTTTACAGTCAACCTTTGCTTTCTTAAGGTCTGCGTGTGTAATACAAATCCACTTCTTAGCAATGATAGCCCCAGCAGACTGAAGCAGACTGTTCAGTGCCGAGTGTTCACTTCTTACCCAAATCTTCCTGCCATCAAGGCCCGGAACCCAGCCCTTAGCAGCATACTTGTCCACCTTAGTCTTCAGTTTCTTGAGAGACGGTGTGTTGTTCATAAAGTTGTCTATCAGCTTCGCGCCCTCTTTGGCTCCACCTCCTACAGTGCTTCCAACCTTTGCAGGGCCTGCGCCGTAGCATATGGAATATGTCAGCGTCTTACTGAGATTGCGAGCATCTTTGTGCTCCTTCGTATCTTGCTTAACTGTGCCCATCGGAACTAAGCCGAAGGCCTGCGTGTTCTTCCAGTGTACGTCCCCCTCAAGTAATTCACGCTGCCACTCAGCATCTTGCATGTAGTGCGACAAGCACCGCAGTTCAATGCCCGACAAGTCGCACCCCACAAGTACATTCCCATCTTCAACTGTCCAGCACTTCCTACACTCCCTTCCGTATGCCGCCGAAGCATTAGGCGTCTGCGACATATTTGGATTAGAGTGAGTTGCTCGACCTGTGATCGCACCGTTGGTGATCACCCTGCCGTGTACTCGATTGTCTTCTCCCAGAGCCTCCATCCATGACTCAATCTGTGCTACACGCTTCTGGAGCATCAGATACTCTGCAATCATCTTGGCTTCAGGAAAGGACAACTTAGACAGCACCCCTTCATCCACTTGGGGCTGTCCTGTCTCAGTAAACGTCTCAGGTTTCCACCCAAGTTCTATCAGCTTTTCTCCGATCTGCTTTCTTGATCCTGGATTGAACTCAACCAGTTTGGGTTTAAGAGACTTGCCAGTCTTTTCACTGACTCGGGGGACTTCATAGGCAGGCCAACGCTGCTGCATTGACTCATAAACTTCTGCCATTCTTCCTTTGATGTCAGCAAGTAGACTGGTCGTGTATGGGATGTCAAGTTTGAAGCCATTTTTAGTTTGTGTCTCTACGATGGCTGCTACTTGGTGTTCAAGTTCAATGCTTTCATCTGAGAACTCCTTCTTCTTTAGCTGGGTTGTAAGATGATTGTAGAGCAGTTCCGTTACTTCAACATCACCAACGCAATATTCAACAAGAAGATCATCAAAAGGATCATCAAAACACTCCCCACGATAAAGTTGCTTACGGCCTGCAAGTTCTTCCCACCGGATCGCATAGTCAATCTTGTTCTTCCCTAATGTCTTTCCCCAAGCCTCTAGGCTGTGTCCGCCTTCCCTGCTCGGCTCTAGCAGTCTTGACGCTATCAAGGTGTCGAAGACTGTCTTCAAGCGTATCTTCGTCCCCCAGGTACGATTGAGGATCGGAGCATCGAACCCGATGATGTTTTGTCCGATAATCAATGTAGCGTCCTTTATATACTCCTGTAGGCTGCTTGCTTCCTTCCATATATGTACTTTTCCAGTGTCAATATCTTTAGTTACTACTAGGTGAATCTTCTTCGCCTTGCTGTTTGTCTCGATGTCGAGAACAATTCTCATATGCTTCTTTCAACTGCTCATACTGGTGGATCAATAGCTGATACTTGTGTTGAAGATCATCATACTTTCCTTGTAGCTCCCAAACTCTTCCAATCAACTGTTCAAGGCTGATCATGGTTCTTCTCCTCCGCTTTGGCGATGGCGACGCGGGCTTTTAGAAGCCGAGCGTCAATCTTCTGTTGCTGTTTGTTGATTGCCTCATCAAGCGCTCGTCCGTACTTTCCAACAAACCCCGCAGGCTCGTCGTGGGTGGCGACCATCAAAAGCAACGCCTCCAGCAGTTCCTGATTCACCGCATGCAGGCGGCGCAGTTCGGCGGCGGCTTCAGCGCAGTCTTGGTCAACCACATAGCCTGATGCTCGCGGTGTCTCTCCCGTTGCGTGCACCCAGCGCGTCAATCGACGCTTTTCAAGCCGGTCAGCCAGCCGCAGGGCTTCGTTTTGTTTACTCATGGTTCTTCTCCTTCAGCGCGGCCTCGATGGCGCGGGCGTTTTGGAAGCAATTCCAATCTGGCATCGTGATGGCACCGATCTCCTCCTCCGTCAGTCCTCGCCACTCGCGGCGGGGTGGGTGGGCACGACCAAGCCGTCTGATGTACTCGGCCTCACACGCGGCTTTCACATAGTCAGGTTCGCCATAGGCCTGGAAGACACCGGGGAACTCATCGACGCAGGCATCAAGGTGTTCCTTCCACCCTTTCCATGTGATGAGGATGCGACCAAATGGCGTGATGCCTAGCCAGTTGTTGTACCCGCAGTCTTTGTCGCCATCGAGTACCCAGCTAATCGCCACCGGCTCCTGCTCCGGCTCCTCCAGCGCGGCGCGGAGGGCTTCCTCAAGCTGAAACACTGGCGTATGCGCGAGAGTCACAGCCTCTCGGGTCGCCTTGTTCACCTTGTTGCCAAACGGCGGCACAGCCATCCATCGGCGCTTGAATTCCTGAACATGCTCCAGCGCCTGCTGGGCGGCTTCGCGTAGTGTGCTCATGCTTGCCCCCTTGCGCGGATGGCGGTGACGAAGTTAGTTTGCGTTTGAACCGGGTCGTAGTGCAGCAAGAAGTCGTTTTCACATACCTTCGCGCATGCCTCACGCTCGGCGGCGGCGACAAGAATAGCAAAACGCAGCAACTTATCAGCCCAAACCGAACCGTAATGCTGAGTGTCTAGGCAGTCAGCTTCATGCGCCATGCGTAGGGTGTCTTCTCTAGTCACAATGTCTCCTCTTCAACTTCACACATTCTACCGGTTTCTGTATCGAAACGCAAATGACACGCAGGTCCAGTGTAGCCATTGAATCTATTCTTAGCCACTGCAACCTTAGTCGTATGCCTTTCTGATTCATTCTCAGCCATGCTGTTACGCTCCAGTGTGATCACAGCGTCTGACAACTGAGCAATAGCACCAGAGCCTCGCAACTGTGACAACGACACAGATTGTCCATCTTCGTGTCCTGCGTTGCCTTGAGGCCTGCGAAGGTGAGACACACAGAACAGTGTAATCTCTAGTTCCTGCACCAACGTCCTCAGCTTAGTCATCAAGTTGTCAATGGCTTTACGCTCATCTCCAAGATCCTGGCCTGAAATGACAATAGAGATATGATCCAAAAACACAACGCGGCAATCAAGAGCTTTTGCCATGTATCGAATCCGGTTAAGGATGTTATCAATATCCGTTGATCCAAAATGATCAAAAAGAAAAACCCTGCCAGTACCAAGAGTAGCATCGAAAGAATCATGGAGTTCCTTGTCAGTCACTGGTGTGTCCGGTAAGTGAAGCATCTTGTTAGCGTGTACTGACATGATGCTTCTTGCAGTCTTGCGTATAGATTCTTCTAAGAACATCGCACCTATCCGGAAGTTTGTCGATTTAAGCAAATGATACAGGATCTCTCGAAGGAACTGACTCTTACCCAATCCTGACCCGGCAGTGACTGTGATGAGTTCTGCTGAACGGATACCGTACAAGAGCTTATTCAGGCCTTTCCAAGGATATTGTGCATCTGCTGGCTTTTCTGGTTTGCTGACGTCTTCCCAAAGGTCGGCAGCATTAACGATACCATCAGGTGTCCAAACTTCGGCCCTCCACCATTCATTGACGAATTCCTTACCAGCCCCAGCAACCAAGTAATCACACGCATCTTTGTATCCTGTCAAGTGTTTAACAATCTTGGCTTTGGTGCCAAACAATTCTGCAACTTCCCTTGCAGCTTTCTTCCCTGGCTCATCAGCATCAAAGCAGATCACCACAGTCTCGAAGGTGTTCAACCACTCAAACTGTGCCTTGCAGTCCTTTAATGCAGCCTGTGCGCCATTCCTGATGCTCACTGAAGGCCACTGAGACCCTGTGAGTTGAAAGCCTGCCAGAGCGTCTAGTTCTCCTTCATAGATGGTGACGTACTTGCCACCAGAGTGAAACAAGTGCTGCCCAAAGAGCGTAGCCTTTCCGAAGTCACCAGTGATTGCAAAGCTCTTATTTGCTACATGACGGGTCTTGTATGCTGAGAGTGTTCCCTCGGTGTCATAGTAGGGATAGAAGTGTTTAGCCTCATCCTGCTTGACTCCAAACTTCTCGCATGTGGCTCTGCTAATGCCCCTATCACTGATTGATTTGTAATCTCCTGGAATGTCCATGATCGTCTTTGTGTTGATACTTCGTCCACTTTGTGCGTTATACCAGCAAATATCATCGTATTCCAGTTCTGATTCCTGCTTGGTTGTTCCACACTTGAAGCAGTGGAAGTGTCCATCATCATAGATTGCACCAGCATCGGAACTACCGCAGTAGGTGCACGACACATGACGCAAGAATTTAGAGGTCATTCGTAGTCCAAAACAACACTTAACCTGAACTTAACATCCTCGATAACGTCCATCGCTGACTCGTTATCAGGGTTACCGTGCTTGACGTACATGCGCAAGCGTTCATGACAACCCAGAATCAGACTGTGCATCTCTGCGGCTTTATTTGCGAGATTAAATGCGTGTTGATCGTCTGGAAGGTCAAACTCTAGTGTGGCTTTCATGAGTTACTCCTAAGTTCCTGCAAAGCACAATCACTAATCCAACGATAGTAGTAGTCCGACAAGAAGTCTGCTACGTCAACACCATTGACGTTAATAGCCTCAACGTCGAATTCTTCAGGCTCTGATGGTTCCCATTCGTCAGGATGCCCATGTGAGCGTCCAGGGACATAACGCTCATAGCATCCGACAACCTCAAAGCCTGTGTCTTGAACAGTAACCAGAACATTAAACTTCACAGTAAAGCCTCTTCAAGTGTTTCAAGATATTGTTTCTTGGTTTGTCTCGGTGCTTTATTGATGACTAACTTTCCTTTCTCAAAGTCAGTGTAGACATAGAAAGGCCAGTTAGGACGATACTTGATTGTCTTAGGTTCGACAAGGGTATCTATAGGGTTATTCGTGGACATAGCACTGATTTTGTGGGGTTAATCGTTGTCATAACCATTAATCCTGTTCAAAGCCTCATCAATGCGGGCTTTGACGTGCTCCCAGCCATGTTCGACAATAAGGTCTGCAACCTCATTATAGATACCCCAGAAGTAACAGTCTTTCATAATCTGATTACATTCATTGATATATTCCTGAGAAGCCATTAAAGAATCATCAACAAGATCATAGTCAGACATAACAATCTCCTTTAAAGACATTAAAGAATCATTTATTATTATACTTATTCATCATCATAAAAGGCATCAATGTAAGCATCATTGTACTCTATAGTATAGAGGTTGTCAAGGTCTGGTGTGGTGTCTTCACAACACTCAAGGTCTCCCCGTGTCTTAACTGGGATGTCTGCATCCTGGCTCACTTCATCAAAGCAACCATTACAGAGATCAAGGAAAGCGTTAGTAAGAGCATGACGACGGGTTGACTCGAAGTCTGACAGAGCACGATTACAGCAGGCGCAACGCATTCAGGCTACCTCGGTATAGGTTAAGTGATTTTGATTGATCCTAGAGGGTTCTAGAGGCCTTGCAGGGGCATCGGTGAGCTGGTGCAAGGCATCATTGAGCAAGTCTAGAGACCTAAGCGGGATTCCATGCTTGAGTTCGAGCATTGCAGCATTAACAGTGCGTGCTGCATTGTTGCAGATCTGTTGTAAAATTACAACAGTGTCCTCAAGCTCTTTTCTTGACATTCCGTATGGACTCATGATGGTACTTTCTTGACGACAAACAAACCCATAGAATTGCCTTCGTGGTCAAGGTCATTAACCCAGGCCCAGAACTTAGCGTCTACTCTATCCATAAACCTAGCAGCAATAATACCGCTTGATTTGAAATATACTCCATACATGTTAATCCTCCAAGTGATTATCTGTGACGATTTGAGATACGATGTATTGTTCCTCCTCAAGTATGTCAATGGATCGAATATACTCCAAAGACGATACTTCTCGATTATCTGTCTCAAATGATAGTGAAAGTCGTTCGATTATGTTAGTCATGCTACCTCCGTAAACAAGGGCTTGGAAGTCTCCAGACAATCCGACAACATGCCTGTAAGGTCCTTCAGTTCTTCATCAGACAGCCACAGAGAGACCTGTACGCTCTGACCGGAGAAGTTTACAGTAACCATTGTGTGCTGAGCGTCACCGTTGCGGTAGACAGTGAAGAGCTCATGGTGGCGCTGGTACGTGTAAGGGAATGTTGCATCGTTGATCACGGTCAATGCTCCTTGTGTCAGAACTGTTGGAACACAATGGTATCTTTGGTCTTACCCAGGATCATAGAATGATTCTCCAGGTAATCCATAGCGATGTCCTTAGCATCGTCCAATTCAGGATCGAAGTCGATATCATAGGCGTCAATAACCTCCTCAGGCGTCATCTCTACGTAATCGCAGCAGATAGCGACGACATCAAGCTTCAAGGCTTCGCCGGTAGACTCTTCGTAATCCTCAAGCCAATCAAAGATGACACGCAAGCCATCGTAGCTGAACTGGTCACGGCGGCCATGAACACGGAAGGCATCACGGAAGTCTGAGAGGGTTACACGTTGAAACATGGTGAAAGGCTCCGGTTAAGTGCAAGGCGCACACTCTAGCACACTGTGGACGACAATGTGCTATAGGTGTAAACCCTAGCCGATATTTTTGCCAATCTCAGCCGCGGCCCTGACGATGGCGCGGCGCGTGGCAGCGTAGGGGTCTTCACTGCAAGGTTCAAACACTCGCGGGGTGTCGTAGTGGGCTCGCCAGCACTCAATGTGCGGGTACAGTGACTGACCATCGGTACCTACCCGCAGCCCCAACCTCACCGCCAGCCGCATCGCATCGCCGTCGTCAGTAAGTGGGTTCCATTCTTGCCACCTCCCAGAACTACGGATACGCAATGATCCAGACTTTTTGGACCACTCGCCGTGGTACTCGCCTGTTGCCAAAGCCGCATATTCTATAATTTCTCTGTCAGTCATGCGCGCCCCTTACAAATAGAGGGATTACGATAGCCAGATGATATGCATATCTGACGAGCTTCCAGAATCCATTGACGACATGGGCGAAACCCGCGGCCATCGTGTCGGGCTCGAAAATGAATCATAGCTAATTGGATTGCCTTATCAACTTGCGGCTTCATGAGAGACTCAAGAATACTATTGTTTGGCGTATGTGTGAGCATGGTTCAATCCTTTGATGATGGTTAGATAAAAGCTGCGATCAAGAGACCTAGGGCAACACCATAGGCCACGGCGAAGACACAATCTGCAAGGGTGAAGGCTTTGTGCATTGTAGGCTCCTGTAAGGTTCCCAGGTTAACGACCACAAGGGCCAAGGGCTGCAAGGTAGTCTGCTTCCTTAGGCAGACGATACGGCTCAGCACGACGACGAGCCTCCACAAGGTTGTCACACATCTGACGCACGAGAGCACGACCCTCGCTATCCCGTACCGTTAGCCAATAGTGTCCCGCACGGGACTTGGTGATGGCAATTCTTTTCATAGCTCCTCCGTTACTCTTCAGTGTAGGTCCGACGATTCGCAAGCGCTGTGCGAGCCATTGACAGTCTGGTGCAACCATCCTCCAGCCCGTCGCACTCGATCTCCAAGGCTTCGATCCATGATACAAGCTCGCTGTCTGTCATGCTGCACAGTCTGTCAATGTATGAGTTCATGTTAGTTACTCCAGTGTGTCAGGGTTGAGGGAAGGTGTACAGTGTAGGGCACCGGTGTCTTTGATGCCCTACAGACTATTACAGAACGATCTCGGCGGTCTTGTGGTTGACAATGTAGTCCCTGCCCGACAGCTTTGCTTCGGTGGTCCAGTAGTCCACCTCAGCGCGTGCGGTAGCAGGCTTGGACGTGGAGAGACCGAAGGCTGCACCATCGCTGACGCCTTCGACGGTGTAACTCACGATGTCGCCTTGGTACTTGCGTGTGATGACAGTGATGCGGTCCATGATGCTAGTTCCTTAGGTTGCCTGCCTAGCCCTTCGCTGTGCAGTGACTAGATTCTCTCACGGTTATCCTTACAGCTTTCTTACGCCTATAAAATCTTTTGTTGTATTTTTACCACACTATCGTGCTGCATTGTTTCACGTGAAACACCGATGGCCTGAGTCTCCGATGTGCTGGGATGGTACGTTCAAGTGTACGCTAGAGGCACCACCACAGCCTCGCGTGCCCTCCTGTGGATAACCTGTGGATAACTCTGATGAACTATACTGCATGCACTATAATGCATAGAACTATACTGCATCCTGGATCGATGAAGGCCTGTGAAGTGACGGGGGAGGGGTCAGGGCTCTGGAGTAATTGTTGATGGAACCTCTAACGCTTACAAAAAAGTAAAACTAGAAAGACCTAAACAAGAATAATTCTCATTAAAGTTTCATGCAGAAGACACAATGTAAGTTCTTATCAGATCTAGAAAAAGTAAGAAACTGGGGAGTCGAATCCGTGCACCCTGGATGGGGGACTTTAGAGTTAGCATCTGTTGTACAAAAGCAACACTAGTGACTCTACTGAAAATAAATATTAAAAACCTATTGACAAAATACTAAAAATGTGCTATGATAAGTATTCTTGTACGATGAATACAAGACAGGGGCCTCAGTGAAACCGAACAGTGGGCGGCTGTTCAGACACAAATAAGGTTTAACAATGTTTGCAATCTGTACACACTTAAGTGTACATTAGGGATAGTTCACTAGGAACCCCCTGACGTAAATGCAGCATGTCAGAACTTTATAGTACTATATTTAAGCTACCGCTCACAATACCGTCTCCTATAAGGATAAAGACATGACCAAGCCTTCAGGCAACCCTAAGGGAAGACCAAGTAAGTCTGACCTTGCAGCAGTTAAAGAGAACAGACCTGTCGGTAGACCTAAGGGCACCAAGGCAATCATTGATGGGTATGTACAGCGTATGCTTGCATCACCTAAGAGTGCTAAGGTCTTAGAGGCTATCTTTGATGCAGCATTAGATCCAGAGAATAAGAATCAAGCAGCAGCCTGGAAGCTAGTAATAGATCGTGTAGCACCCATCAGTGCCTTTGATGTAACCTCTAAGGGTGGCAGTGGTGTCCCTCAAATCAGCATCAATATCAGTGGTCTTAACTCACCAACGGTAAACACTGAACAAGTGTATGATGTCAGTGATGCTGAGTACACGGAGGTGATTGATGACGAGTCTTAACTTCCAACTACTCAAGTGGCAGCAAGAGGTCTTCAAGAGCGATAAACGGTTTAAGGTTGTAGCTGCTGGTCGTCGGTGCGGTAAGTCCAGGTTGTCGGCAGTAACACTGCTCATAGAGGCTCTAAACTGTCCTGAGGGCAGTCATGTGATGTATGTGGCTCCTACGCTCGGACAAGCCCGGACCATCGTATGGGACCTTCTACATGAGCTTGGAAGACCTGTAATCAAGAGCAGTCACGTTAACAACCTTGAGATCAGTCTTATCAATGGTAGAAAGATTCTAATCAGAGGTGCAGATAATCCTGATAGTCTTCGTGGTGTGAGTTTAACATACCTAGTGTTAGACGAATGCGCCTTCATTAAAGAAGATGTATGGCAGAAGATTCTTCGTGCTGCATTGTCCGATAAAAAAGGTAGGGCACTATTCATCTCAACGCCTAGCGGTAGAAACTGGTTCTACGATGTTTATAAGTTAGGGTTGTCGGATGAAGATGAAGAGTGGAAGGCATGGCACTTCACCACCCAAGACAACGAAACAATCGATCCTAAAGAAATTGAGGCTGCTAAGCGCACACTAAGTTCCTTTGCTTTTAAGCAAGAGTACTTAAGTAGCTTTGATAATGCTGGTGCTGATGTCTTTAAGCAAGAATGGTTCAAGACAGCACCAGAGCCTCAGTATGGCTCTTATGTCGTTGCTATTGACTTAGCAGGCTTTGAGGACGTAGGATCTACTGCTAGCGCAGCAAAGAAGAGATTAGATGAATCAGCTATTGCTATTGTCAAAGTAACTGACAATGGTGATTGGTGGGTTAAAGAGATCAGACATGGACGGTGGGACATCAGAACCACTGCTGTGAACATCTTAAAGGCCATCAGAGACTTTCAACCCATTGGTGTTGGTATTGAGCGTGGTTCATTAAAGAATGCAGTGTTGCCGTACCTAACGGATCTGATGCGTAAGAATAACATTTATTCGCACATCACTGACCTGACTCACGGTAACAAGAAGAAGGCTGAAAGAGTTGTGTGGGGTCTTCAAGGAAGACTTGAGCACGGTCGTATCAGCTTTAACGAGGACGAGGATTGGGAAGAGTTTGTCGATCAACTTATCATGTTCCCTACAGCAGGCGTTCATGATGACTTGGTTGATGCTTTGTCCTATGTAGATCAATTAGCTGTCACTCCTTATCTTCAAGACTATGAAGAAGAAGAGTACGAAGTTTTTGACAAAATAGCGGGGTATTGATGGACGATTATAACGACAAACCGCCTGAGAGCCTCTTTGAGGAACCTTCAGAAGAGGAACGTGAGCTAACTTCTTGGGTTGTTGACCACTGTGACCGGTGGCGTGACCATAGGGATTCTAACTTCCAAGAACTGTGGGAAGAATACGAGCGTATCTTCCGTGGTGTTTGGGATGCTGCGGACAAGACCAGAGACTCTGAGCGTAGTCGTATCATCAGTCCTGCCACGCAGCAGGCTGTGGAGACTCGACACGCTGAGATCATGGAAGCTATCTTCGGTAACGGAGAGTTCTTTGATATCTCTGATGACCTTAAAGACATTGACGGTAACCCTCTGGACATTGAAGCTATTCGTAAACAGCTTCACGAAGACTTCAAGAAAGACAAGATCAAGAAGTCTGTAGATCAGATTGAGTTGATGGCTGAGATCTACGGTACTGGCATTGGTGAAATCCTTGTCGGTACTGAGATGGAATACACTCCTGCTACGCAACCGATGCCCGGGGTACAAGCAGCAGCCATTGGTGTGTCGGAGACTGAGCGTGTTACGGTCAAGATCAAGCCTGTAAACCCTAAGAACTTCCTCATTGACCCCAACGCAGACAGCATCGATGATGCTTTGGGTGTCGCTATTGAGAAGTATGTATCAATTCACAAGGTAGTTGAGAACATTGAGAAAGGTATTTACAAGAAAGCCAACATCGGACCAGTGTATTCTGACGATGACTTAGAGCCTACGCAGGAACTTCGTACCTATCACGACGATAAGGTCAAGCTACTGACGTACTACGGCTTAGTTCCCAAAGAATACCTGTATCCTGAAGAAGAAGAATACGAAGAGTTGTTCCCTGAAGGCTCAGAAGCAGACGAGCATTGCAACTTAGTTGAGGCTATTGTTGTCATTGCTAACGATGGTATCCTTCTGAAGGCTGAAGAAAGCCCGTACATGATGAAGGATCGTCCTGTGGTGGCTTATCAGGATGATACGGTGCCTGGACGCTTCTGGGGTCGCGGTACTGTTGAGAAGGCCTATAACATGCAGAAAGCCATTGACGGTCAACTGCGGGCTCATATGGACTCTCTGGCCCTTACGACGGCTCCTATGATCGCTATGGATGCTACGCGCCTGCCTCGTGGTGCCAAGTTTGAGATCAAGCCCGGTAAGGCTATCCTGACTAACGGTGCTCCAAGTGAAATTCTTTATCCGTTTAAGTTTGGTCAGACGGACGGTAATGCGGTGGCGGCTGCTCAGAACTTTGAGAGAATGCTTCTACAAGCTACTGGCACCGTTGACAGTGCTGGTATGCCTAGTAACGTACCCCGTGATGCTTCTGCCGGTGGTATGTCGATGGCTATGGCAGGAATTATCAAGAAGTATAAGCGAACCTTGACTAATTTCCAAGAAGATTTCATGATTCCGTTCATCAAAAAGGCTGTATTTAGGTACATGCAGTTTGATCCGGAGCGTTATCCTTCTGTGGATATGACGTTTGTGCCTACGGCAACGCTTGGTATCCTTGCCCGTGAGTTTGAACAGCAACAGATGATTGCTTTGTTGCAGACTCTGGGGCCTGATACGCCTGTTCTTCCTCTGATCCTCAAGGGTATCCTTGAAAACAGTAGTTTGAGCAACCGTGGTGACTTGATTGCTGCACTGCAACAGATGAGTCAGCCTGATCCTGCTGCCCAACAGGCTGCAATGGCTCAGCAACAGGCTCAAATGCAGCTTTTGGCGGCTCAAGTACAGGAATTGCAGGCTAAGGCTGCTAGAGAGGCTGCTGAAGCTCAAAAGGCTTCTGTTGAGGCTCAGATTGCACCTCAAGTTGCACAGGCAAAGTACATCGCTGCACTGTCTAACAACCTTAATGAAGACAACGAAAGCAAGGATTTTGAACGTCGAGTCAAACTTGCTGAGATTGCCTTGAAGGAGAAGGACATTGACAGCAATGAGCGGATTGCTTTAGCTCAAATGGAGACAAAGCGCAAGGAAACGGAACGCTTTAATCAAGCATTGGGTGAATAATGGATGACGATAAGCTCCTAATACTGGCTGAGAACATTGGTAAGCTCAAAAAACAGTTACAGGAGCTTACCACTCAAGCAGAAACAATAAAGAAGCTGGAAGGTCCTCAAGGAATTCCTGGCAAAGAGGGAAAACAAGGTAAGCAAGGTCCTCCGGGGCCTCAAGGACCACAAGGTATTCCTGGGAGTCAAGGAAAAGAAGGGCCTGCTGGCGCTGAAGGCAAAGCCGGTGCTGATGGTGTGTCTGTAGTTGATGCCAAAATAGACTTTGACAACTCTTTGGTATTGAAACTCTCTGATGGCACTGAAATCGATGCTGGTCAACTTAATGTTGGACAATCTGGTGGCAATGTTTCAGTAATTCAGCAATACTCTGGCCCTACGACAACTGTTTCTGCTACTGAGCCCGTGTCTCCTCAAGTTGGTGACATTTGGTACGATATTTCTTAAAGGATAAATCATGGCTGTTACTTATACGACTGCTGTTAAGAATGCACGACTGAGTGCTGTGGTGTCTCAGATTGGTTCTACTGGTGTTCTTGAAATTGGAACCACCGGTATGGCTACTGTGCTTGCTACGATTGCTTTAGATGCCACGGCAGGCACTGTCTCTGGTGGTGTGCTGACGTTCTCTGGCTTCCCTAAGTCTGATACGTCTGCTGACGCTACCGGTACTGCCGCTGCTGCACGTATCCGCACTGCTTCTGGTGGCACTGACATCGTTACTGGCTTGAGTGTTGGTACTTCTGGTTCTGACATCAATCTGAACAGCACCAGCATTGCTTCGGGCCAAACCGTTACGATTAACTCTGCTACCATCACCCACGCAGCATGAGTTTACCTAACGACTCCATTGCTATCACCCCAGGCACCGGAGCAACAGTAGCAACACAACTTGTTTCTTCTAAAGAATATCAGGTTGTGATGCTCGCCATGCCTGATGGTCATTTAGCAAACTCATTACCGCAATACCGGATGATCTGCCCTAGCCAAGCAGTGGGCGCCAATAAGGTATTTGTTGATCTGTTTAACGCTACTGGCAGCGGCGTATCACTTCGTATCTTATCTGCGTATTGCTTTGCAGACAACGACACTGCTGTGACGGGTACGTTAGGTGTTGAAGTCAATTTAACCCGTACAACGGCAGTAGGCACTGGCGGTACAGCAGCAGTTGCTGACGGTACTTCATTGACTGCTATTACCCTTAGCAAGATGGATACCAACAATGCAGCATTGTCTGCAAACATTACAGCACGTTCAGCCCCTACAGGTGGTGCAACTGCCGGTGCTTTGTTGGGACAACGCTGGATCTTTACTGAAGAGACTAACGCTGCTTCAGCTATTGCAGGTACGGCAGGTGCTGAGTTTATCCGTAACGAAGGTGCTGACCTGATTGTTCGTGAAAACACCGGGCTTCGCTTTGTGCAAGGCGCTATTGCTTCTGTCGGTAACTTATCATTTGAAATCACGTTTGAGGTGTTCTAATGGCACTGTTACTGCTACTTTCTCAAGGCGGTGGCAGTGCTCCTGAAGGTACAATAGGTGACTTAGCAGCTTCTGAAACAGGATCTGATCTATTTGCTTCTACAGGAACTATTAGAAATAATGGTACTTTAGCGGCTTCTGAGACTACGGCTGATAGTTTATCTTCTACAGGCTCAATTAGAACTGTAGGTACTTTAGCAGTTTCTGAGGCAAGCACAGATACGTTTGGAAGTACTGGGAATGTTTTACCGCTGGCTTCTTTAACTGTTACTGAATCAGGAAGTGACTCATTTTCTGCTTCTGGTCTTGTAGTTGTCGTTGGTTCTAAGATAGCCGCTGAATCTTCTTCAGATTCTTTTACTGGAGTTGCACAATTAGTAAGCACCGGCGCTGGTAACTTAACTGAAACAGGCGCAGATGTTTTTGCTGCTGTAGGATCTGTATCTGTTGCAATTACAGGCTCTTTTGCTGCCACTGAATCAGGCGGAGGTGTTCCTTTTGGTGGCGTCTCTGCTGTCATGAAGTACTGGAATGGTTCTTCATGGCAAGTTCTTTACAAAGACCCCACCATTTACACTTAAGGAATATCAATGTCTGATCCTGTCTCACAAGATGACTTTCGTCGGTTAGAAACTAAAGTAGATAAACTGACTGACGCAATTCAACGACTGATTCTCATCGAAGAGCGTCAATCCTCTCAGGGTGAACGCATTGGTAAATGTGAAACTAAGATAGCAGTGCATGAAAGCGCACTAAGCAAAACTGAGAAGAAAGTTGATCAATGGGTCAACCGAGGCATTGGTGTTTGGGTGTCCGCTGCTATTTTATTCAGTATCTTACAATTTGGTGCAAAATTTCTGTAAAACCTCTTGACAACAAGAGCGTTTTGTGGTATGATGCAACACTGTTTAACAACAAGGTTTCCTTATGGACAAAAGCCTTTCGCAATACTATGAGAATGCTTTTTCGCTATTTATCACGCAGGGTTGGATTGACCTTGTAGAAGACATGAAGGCTCTTCAGTCTGAAGTTACTAAGATAGAGAACATCAAAGACGAGAAGGATCTCTGGTTCCGTAGGGGACAACTAGACATCTTAGACTTGATTGTCAATCGTAAACAGATGTGTGAAAAGGTATTTGAGGAACTTCAGAATGAGACAAATCTTTGAATTTGCATGCTTTAATGGGCATGTCACAGAGAGACTTGTAGAGAGTTACATTAGAGAGATTCAGTGCCCGCAGTGTGCTGAGCAATCTGTAAGGTTAATCTCTACGCCTAGAATCAACTTAGAAGGCTTTACCGGGGCTTTCCCTGGCGCAGCATCTAAGTGGATGCGTACCCGTGCTGAAAAGCACAAACAAGCAACTAAGTTAGCCGCTGAGAAAGACTCAGACTAAGCTGACATTTTTATACTCCTAAAACCGCAAGGCAGGAGAAAGGTTAGGTATGATTGTTGATGATGACGAACTGGGTAACGACAGTGAAATTTCTGCTGTCGAGGAACTTCAAGCTGCTCAGGCTGCAAAGCCAGAAGTCAGCGAACCACCGGTAAACATTCCTGATAAGTATCGGGGCAAAAGTGTTGAAGACATTGTGAAGATGCACCAAGAGGCTGAGAAGCTCATTGGTAAGCAGGCACAAGAGGTTGGTGAAGTACGTCGATTAGCGGATGAACTGCTTAAACAGCAACTCGCTCAAAAGCCACAAGCACAACCCAAAGAAGAACCAGAAGTTGAACTGGATTTCTTTGAAGATCCCAAACTGGCAGTTCAAAAGGCTGTAGCTAATCACCCTGATGTCCTTGCTGCAAAGCAGGCAGCAGCACAAATGAAGCAGCTTCAGACGCAGGCAATGCTTGCTAAGAAGCACCCTGATTTTGCTGATGTCGTGCGTGACGGTGAGTTCGTTGAATGGGTTAAGGCTTCTCCGCTTCGATTGAATATGTTTGCTATGGCAGACAGTCAGTATGATTTTACTGCTGCTGATGAACTTATCAGTACTTTTAAGCAGATCCGTGGTGCTAAGCAGACTCAGGTAACTGACAATGCTAAGCAGACCCGTGATGCTCAGATGAAGACTGCAATGGTCAACACAGCAGGTACAGGGGAAACTTCAAAGAAGGTTTATCGTCGTGCCGACCTTATCCGGCTACGTTTAGAAAATCCTGACCGATATGATGCTCTTCAAGATGAAATCATGAAAGCCTATTCGGAAGGGAGAGTCCGTTGAAAGAAACAGATAAAGCATGGTTTGCGGGCATTATTGATGGTGAGGGATGTATTTCGTTGTTCAAGCGATCAACCTACTATGTTCCTGCCGTAAAAATTGCAAACACAAACGAAAAATTAATTAATAAATGTAAAGAAATTCTTAATGAAGCAGGTATTGAATACTATATTCGATACTCCGATCGCGGAGAAAGAAAAAATGCAAAGCCCGCTTGGGAAATAGCCTTGGAATCTCGTCCGCGTGTCGTTGCAACGTTAGAATTGATTTTACCATATCTTGTTTCCAAAAAGGAACAAGCAGAATTAGTTCTTGAGTGGTGTTCAGAAAAAATACGAAGACCAGAGGATTCTCGCACAGACTTTATCGACAAAATTAGATCGCTTAACCGCCGAGGGCGGGAGTGTTTTCAAAGTAAATAATCAAGGAGTATTAAAATGGCTGTTTCCAATGGCGCTTACGGTAGTGCTAACAACGTAACGACTACCACCGCTGCTACGTTCATTCCAGAAGTCTGGTCTGACGAAGTTATCGCTGCCTACAAGAAGAATCTTGTGATGGCTAATCTGGTTCGCAAGATGAACCACAAGGGCAAGAAGGGTGACACGATCAACATCCCGATGCCCAGCCGTGCTGTGGCTCAAGCCAAGGGCGCTAACGCTACCGTCAAGATTCAGCAAGACACTGAGTCTAACGTGCAAGTGCTCATCAACAAGCACTTCGAAGTCTCTCGTCTGATCGAAGACATCGTGTCAGTGCAGGCTCTGTCCTCGCTTCGTCGTTTCTACACTGATGATGCTGGCTACGCTCTGGCTCGTCAAGTGGACACGGATCTGATCCAACTGGGTCGCTCTGCCAACAACGGTGCTGGCACCGCTGCTTACGCTACCGCCTACGCTGGTGGCAATGGTACGACCGCTTATGTGGCGGCTTCTAACAACGAATCCGCTCTGACCGATGCCGGTATCCGTCGTATGATCCAGCGTCTGGACGACAACGATCTGCCGATGGAAGACCGCTTCCTGATCGTTCCTCCGTCTGCTCGTAACACGCTGATGGGCATTGCTCGCTACACTGAGCAGGCTTTCGTTGGTGAAGGCGGTGCTGCTAACACGATCCGCAATGGTCGTATCGGTAACGTGTACGGCGTGGAAGTCTACGTGACGCCTAACTGCGACACGACCTCTGGCTCTGGCGCTGCTCGTATTGCTCTGTTGTTCCAGAAGGAAGCTCTGGTGCTGGCTGAGCAAATGGGTGTGCGTTCGCAGACTCAGTACAAGCAAGAGTACCTGGGCGACCTGCTGACGGTTGACACGCTGTACGGTGTGCAGATTGTCCGTAAGGGCGATGACGCCGATGTGCCCACGGGTGCGTTCGCTATCGCTGTTCCGGCCTAATTGACATAGGAGCCCCTACGGGGGCTTCTTCATAACTTAGGAGGAATTATGGCTTTTACTACCGCTACCGTCGCTAGTGTCAAGCAAGGGCGTGAACAGTTTGGTGGTGTCTTTAATGAACTCTGGCAAGCTACGTTGACGGTTGATCCGGCTTCGATTGCTGCTGGCGCAGAAGATACCGGTACGTTCACGATCACTGGTCTTGCTCTTGGCGATATGGTTCTGGGTGTTGGTCCTGGCGTTAACTTGACTGCTGATGCAGAAGTTATGGCCTATGTGTCTGCTGCTAACACGCTGACTATTCGTATTTCTAACTTGAATGCTGCTTCGGCTCTTGATCTGGCTTCTTCCACCTGGAAGGTTGTCATTGGTCGTCCTGCGTTCTAATTGTTAACTTTGGTGCCCTCTTCGGAGGGCATCATCAGTCTCTTAGGAGGTAACTGATGAAGTGGAAATGTAAACTTACCGGTAACGTCATTGAGTTTACCGAAGATCATGACAACGATGCAATGAAGACCCATGATGGGTATGAGCTTGTTGTCAAAGATAAAGAACAACCTGAGGTGCGTCGAGGACGGCCTCCTAAAGAGGATAAGTAATGATTCCTGTAACCTATCCATCGTCAGTCAGTACCAGTAATGAATCACAGATGGTTGTATTCGCTCTGTCCAGTGTTACTGGTCTTACGCGGTGGACGGATTACATACCTGTAAAGATTCAATCCACTGGTGCAGACATTGCTAACTCTTTTAACACTAATGGATACATTGCTTGTGACTTCTTAACAAGCACTACCGGTAAGCAGTCTTGGATTGACTTTATTCCTGTATATGTTGATAATGCTGCTACGGTTGCTTGGCAGGTATCAGATACGGGATACATTCCATTTAATACCCTTGCGGGTGGTGGTATTTATTACTCAGGTGCTTCGTTAGATTTGAACTTTGTTGGTTTAGCCGCAGAAACTGCTGAAAGTCTAGACTTAAACTTTGTAGAGAACACTTACGAAATCTTCACTTCTTACGCTTGGGAAGAATAAAATGGCTTTAGTATCTAAGAATTTTAGCGACATCATCACCTTCACCCGTGCGTCAACTGGCACGTACTTCAACTCGGCTGGTGTGTTGACCAGCGCAGCCATTGACGCTCCACGCCTGGACTACAACCCCAGCACGCTGGCGGCTCAGGGGTTGCTGATTGAGGAGGCGAGGACGAACAGCATCCGTAACAACACGATGGTTGGTGCGGTGGCGGGTACGCCGGGGACGTTGCCGACGAATTGGAGTACGTTCACCACGTTGACAGGGCTGACGCGAGAGATTGTTGGAACAGGCACAGAGAGCGGCATCACTTACATTGATATTCGTTTGAGTGGCACACCTAGTGCAGCTGGTTCGTACTCAATTTTTACGGACGCCAGTAACAATCCTGGCGCAGCCGCGTTAAATGGGCAAACGTGGAACACAAGTTTATACGTCAAACTTGCGGCAGGCACTACTGCGGGCCTCTCTAATTTTGTTTTGAATCTTGCAGAAAATAACGCAGCAGGGACTTTCCTTGCAAATAGTAATGTTTCATTTACGCCAACAACTTCAGCCCTAGCAACGCAAAGACCAACACATGCCCGCACACTAAATCAGGCAACAACCGCGTTTACTCAGCAGTACATATCACTCAACCTGACTGGTGTCGCCATCGACATCACCCTGCGCATCGGCCTGCCCCAGCTAGAGCAGGGCGCGTTTGCCACCTCCGTCATCCCCACAACCACCACCGCGCTGACCCGTGCAGCCGATGTGGCTTCAGTGAATACGCTGAGTCCTTGGTTTAATGCAAGCCAAGGTACGTTGTACACAGAAACATTAGCAACTCGTCAAATAGCAATAGCCGGAACTGGTTTGGCAATGTTCGATGACGCAACGGTGAACAACAATATTAGAAGTTTTATAGGAGCTTCTGGAGCGGCTCGCGTTGTTGTGGCAGCATCTGGAGTCACCTCCGCAGATTTGTTCCCCGGATCTGCAATTCCTGCAAGCACAGTTTTAAAATTTGCAAACGCTTACGCAACTGATAATTTTGCCGCCGTCAGTAATGCAAGCGCAGCAGCAACTGATACGACTGGTGCTGTGCCTGCCGTTTCTATTTTTAGACTCGGATTTGATTTTGTAAGTGGCGTGTATCTGAACGGCTACCTCCGCCGTGTAGTGTTCTACCCCCGCCGCCTGAGCAATGCCGAGTTGCAGGCCATCACCGCTTAAGGAGAACAACATGAAGCATGTACCGCACAACAAATACGTTTACTCATATGTTCTTGAGTGGGACGACTTCAAAAGTCAGTTCACGTTAATGGACTGGATCTCTGACGAAAAAGCCTTGCGTATCGCGCAAATCATCAACGAAGACAACGAAAAACAGTGCGGGCAGAAAGTGGCTCACGCAGGGTTGTGTATGAGGCAGCGGACTTACTACAACGATGACGGCACAACGCGGCAGGAAAACAGCTACGAGCCAGTCAGAGACGAGTTTGACGAGTGTGACGAGTTGCAGGCCATCACAGCATGACCCACTTCCTACGCGGATTCCTAGACGGCTTGGCGTTGATGCCGCTGGTGCGCTTGATCAGGAAACGCAAATGACCTACGACCCCTTCGACCCATTCAACGAGGTGCCCATGTTCACTGACTACTTCCTGAAATTCGCTGACGCAGCCCAGGCCAACGCGGCGCTGTTCACCGAGCAGACCAACGTGCAAGACGATGTGGTCGAGACGGTCTTGGTGCCCAAGTACGCGGCGGTGGATGTCGTTGGCACCATCTACAAGCCCACGGGCAACGTGCTGCCTGCTGAGGACGAAAGCGGCGAAGCGGTGGATGAGATGGCTCCGCTGGACGGCTGGCATGTCAACGTCAGACACACCGAAGAGGCTCCGGAGTTGGATGCCTACAAGGTTGAAGTTAAAACCCCTAGCAGAATGTTCGCATAATGAGACAATACTCCGTAGGAAACAATCTAGCAGCTAACGTAAAAACAACTGTATACACTGTTCCTACGGGGTACTATGCTCTTTGGAATCTGTGTTACATTGTCAATACGTCTGGTGTGAATAAGACAGTAGATGTATACTGGTACGATAAGAGCGCTACTACTGAGGTCATCATTCTTGATGGTTATCAGTTAACCCACACTAACTTTATCAAGTTTGATGGTGGTGCTTACATTGTACTTGAAGAAGGCGATGAAGTTAGAATGCTGACAGAAACTGGATCAACTATGAGTGCTGTCAATACATTTGAAGTCTACAGAAAGGCATAACATGGCTATCCCATCTACTGAAGAAATCTTAGCACAGGGCGGTGGTAGTCCTGTAGTGATTGATGGTGTGCTGTATCAGCCTATCTTTGATTCCACCGGCCAAGGCGAAACATTTGAACAAGGACCGCTGACACAGATTCTTGCGTATAAGCAAGGAGAGACTGATCCCGGTAAAGCCTATAAGACCTACTCTCCAACTATGCAAGAAGTTGGTACAGGTCAGTTCAAAGAAGTAGGCAATTTTGGTGATCTTTTAACAACCGCAGCAGAAGATCTAGCTCCTTTGGCAGCTATGGCATTGACTGCTGGTGGTGCTGGTGGAGCCCTTGGTGGCTTTCTTAGTGGGGGTGCTCTAACAGGCACCGGAGCCAGCGCTCTAGGCAATGCCTTGATCTCTGGAACCGCAGGTGCTATTTCAGGACAAGATCCTCTGAAGGCTGCTCTGCTGGCTGCTGGTGGTACTTACGCTGGTGGACTCTTTGGTGGTGCTGAAGCAGCTAATACTTCTACGCTGACGGATGCTCAGTTCATTGCTGCTGATGCTGCTCAGTTAGCCGGTCAAGGCCTGGGTGCTGATCAGATTGAACAGGTATTAAGGGCTAGTGGTGTTAACGCTACTGCTGCCATTGGTGCCGCTGACGCAGCTACTTCTGGTTTGTCTGTAGACCAGATTGCTAATGAGATCACTTTAGGTAATCGTGGGTTGTTCACTGACACTGCTGTAACCACTGCTGCAAGCCCTACAACGGTCTCTACAGACGCCAGTGGCCTACAGACGGTAACCACTACTGGTACGAATCCTGGCGTCAATGCTGGTGGTCTTCTAGGCGGCTTAGCGGCTGCTGTGCCTTCTGCTGTAACAACTCAACCTAATCTGACAGCCACTGATTTAGGTCCTCTTGCAGACCAACAAGTGACTGTTACTGGATCTCAGCAGCCTAACACTACTAACGACAATCTTGCAGCAGCTATTGCAGCAACGGTGAATCCTGCCGCAGTGACTACTGGTGCTGCAACGACAGTAAATCCTGCTGATCAGGTAGTTGATGTCACAGGCACTGCAAAGCCTCAGCAAAACATCGGTGATGTTGCTGCTGTTATCAATGCAGGAACTCTGTACGGTCCTAAAATTACAGGCGCTCAAACAAGTGCTTATGACAAAGTATTAGAACAAACAGGAAGTAAGACTGAAGCTGATACTGCTACTACTTTAGCAGGTTCCTTAAGCATCTCAGACATCCTGAAGGCATTAACCAGCTTGTCGTCATTAGGCTTGCTTAGTGGCGGTGGAGGCGGAGGTGGCGGAACTGCTGTTACACCGATGGCTCC